ATGTTATAACTTTCCAAATATTCTGGCGTAATACCATATTCAGAATCATACAAGAGGGCAACGCCATCTTTGTATTTTTCTAAGTAGGCCTTCATACAATAAAGACCCAATAGGGTTTTAAAACTTTTAGATTCTCCTGCAACAACAGTCAATCCAGGAATCAAACCACCATTAAGGGAACCACTGAATGCAATATTGACAATCGGTAGTTCTGTTTTAATAGGATCTTTTTCCTGAAAGAATGCTGATTTGGAAAGAATGTTAGAAGTTTTTACTGACCCAGCCTTAAGCATTTTATCAAGTAAACTCATAATTATTCTCCAGTAAGTATTTGATGTAATTTATCAGCAAAAGCATCTAGCTTTTTGTATCTGTCTGGCCAATAGATATAATCTTTCTCTGGATTTGCCTTAAGGTTATTCAGTAAGGGCATTACAGCATCATATATTAATTGTGCCTTTATAGCATTTTGTTCAGCACTTAGTGATGAAGTTTCTGCTACGGCTTGTGCCTCACGGACCACTTCAAGTTCATCAGCATCTACAGCTGTAAACCCGAAATCAAAGTCAAGCACAGTTTCTGGTTTTTCTATCGACATATTTTCTCCTTTAAAGAGAGTGGTGAGCCAAAAGACCCACCACCTTTATTTACCAAATTAACCTCTAGCAAGCTCTTTGAAGATTGATAGATCATCATCGTCATCGTCTGCAGTAGAAACATTAGTTTCTGCTACAGGTGCCGCAGGTTCAGATTTAGCTAGATTGCTCAAATCTAAATTATCTTCCTGAATGTCTTCAGCTTCTGCAGGTGATGGAGCAACTTGTTCAGTTGTATCACTAGCAAGATCTAAAACTCTGTAGAGTTTGGTCTTCAAATCAGCATAAGGTTTAAAGTTTTTCTCTTCAAGTAATTCTTGTAAGGAGTGTTCTTCATTCCATACTCTTTCCATCTCTGCGTCATCATCAAACAATGGTTCTGCAGGATCGAATTCAGATTTGTCATAGTTAGGATAACCTTCAAACTGACGGATTTTCAATCTAAAGTTTGCACCTTCCCAGAGGTCAAAAGGATTAACCGGTGTTTCATCTTCGAATGAAGGATTCATTAAATCGTTCAGTTTATCAAAGATTTTCTTACCGAATTGGTATAGGAATACTTTACCTTCGTTTTCTGGGTTAGCAGAATCTTTAACAACATAGATATTAGCAGTATACTTCAATCTACGCTTTTGTTTACGAGCCTGCTCTTTGTCGGCTTCAATACCTGAATTCCAGAGTTTGGAATTATACTCAGAAACTGGGTCATCTTGACCTAGAGTAGTGAGTGAGTTTTCGATGTACCATAGACCAGTAGGTCCTTGGAAACCATGGTCCCAAATTCTAACAAAAGGCATTTCTTCGCCTTGAGGAGCTGGTAAGAAACGGATTACTGCGAATCCATTACCTGCTTTGTCTCTAGTAGGCTTCCAAAATTTTCCTTCGTTAGGATCTTGGTAAGATGGTTTTGAGATTTTCTCGAGTTGAGCATTAAGCTTATCGAGAGTATTTTTGCGATTCTTCTTGAGTGAAGAAAAGTTTGATATTGCCATAATAGTTTCTCCTTGTATAGCGTTTATATAGCGTTGTATTGCGATTAGAAGAAGTGTTCGCGAACAATGTTCTTGAACCTCTTTTCATCATATGCTAGAAAAGGTTTATATTTTCTAACAAGTCTTATTATATCACAAGCTACAATTTTGTCAACCACTTTTTCATTCCAATATGAAAAAATGTTGGCAGAATGAGCCAAGATAGTCAATGTTTCAAGACTGATTTGTTTTTGCAAATACAGTGTCATTATATAAGGGTGTTGACCATCCCGTGATATAAAATTTTGTTGGTAGTCCTCATAGAGTTTTCCCAACTCACTTTTAAAATTGTAGCCTAAAGCTTCAATTTTTTTCTTCCATAATATATATCTTTCTTGAGCCTCTTCGTCTAAGATTTCTCTTACCCAAATATCAGGCTTTTTGATCATATTAGCAAGAATCAAGTTCTGATAATCTTCTCTTTTTGCAAGTTTAGCGAAACTGTAAGCATCATTTCTACTGATAAAAGTATCAAAGTTTGCTCTTACCTTTCCGTTGTACTTGAAATAGTCGTAGTTGTCTGTAGTAAAATGTTTTTTAATGGCAAGATATTTAACATATGCTTCAAATGATTTGTCACTTGCAATGGTCTGTGATATCTGGCTCATCTTCTTTTTCTACCATTCTGAGAGCGACTGCTTCTGTGCGAATTTTCTCTTTTAGTATAGAAGATTTTTTCACAATCTGAGCAACGGTCTCGATTTCAATTTCGTTCTCTTCAGCAAAATGTACTAGTGCGTCAACATGTGATACTCCAGCAGCAATATGCCTACTTATTTCATGATGTATTCGGTCTGGTGTTAATGTTACTACGGACACTTCGGATTCTTCCCCTTTTTGTTTTTTCATGTAACTTGTCTATTATATCCTAAAATTGATGAAATGTCAATAGGTAAATTAACATTTTTGTTATTTTGGTATATTATCTTAATGAGTGCTATTATAACATACCCTTTTTGATTTGTCAACCACTTTCTGCAAATAATACATTCTCGACATATTGGTTCTTTCGTTCTTCTGAAATACCCATTGCAAGAATAGAGCTGTGAAGCATTTTATTCATCTTTTGGTTACGACAATATTTGTTTTGAGCCTCTTTTGTATTCAGTCCTTTTGAGCGTTGATATATTGGATTATTCATATTTGCTACATAATAGTCAACTAAATTATATGCCATCTCACACAATTGGTCTGTCTCTTCGCCTTCTCTTATACTACCAGCACCTACAATGTTTTCTGAAAAGATTTCTTTGGCCCAATCAGGCATTTCTCTTGCTCGTGTCCATGTTAATCCTTCTGTTTGCTTTTTAAAGTAATCTAAGAAAGGATGTGGCCCTTCTACTAGAGGTGAATAGTCACAGAAACAACCACTAATCTTTTTCGGGTTTGCAACAATGTCTAATCCAAAGATTGGTAAATTATTTTCTATAAAGCTTGGAAAAATATTAATATGCATTAACCAAAGTTTATTCTTTCCTACCGGCTCGATTGTTTTTAAGTGACATTTTCGGACTGAATCTCCAATCCAAAACCAATCACTCCAGCCTTCAAGGTCTGCAGTATGTCTTGGATTATCGTACACATCCATAGTCCAATCAAACCTATCTTTGATTCTTTCTGCTAGGCCACGTAACCTATCAAATAGTTCTGATTCTATCATTCGTATTCTTCTAGGTATCCGTTTGCTTGAGCAAGTAATGCAGATTCCGGTAGATATTCTTCTGGATTTTCTTGGTATCGTTCCATTAACTCGTGAAATAATCTTTCAGCATATTCAAAGCAAATTTTTGCTTCATCTGCCATATCATCATTTAATAGTTCACGCACACCCTTAATGAGCCCTGGTCGGTCTTCAAATTCATACATTGTCCCAGCTCCTGGTACATGTTTCTTAATCATTTGACCACCATGTGCATCACCAAAATGACGAACATATAAATGAGCAAGAAGCCCATTATTATTTTCATCTTCTAATAATGTCTGTATATGATGATTATATTCTACTGTGGAAGGCAGATTATCTTCTATTTCTTCTAAATTAAAAAGATTCTCTAATTCTTGTAAATCATCTTCAATCAATGTTGACCTAAAGATTGGTTCAAGTTCCATTGGTACATCTACAGCAGATTCCAAAACCATATAATTTTGCAATTGAGCGTGTAAATATTCTTGGTATAGTTTAGGACTAATTTGACCAGACATTAACATATCTGCAAATTCGGTTCTTTCAGCACTATCGTGATGAGCTTTTGTTAGTTCCTTAAGATTGTTTGACATTCATTCACCTCTGATAAATTATGTATATATTATATGCTTTTATTTATAAATAATTACCGACCAAATAAAAAGGAGAAAATTGTGTTTAGTTTTATTCTCACAATATTTAAAAATATTATTTTAAAATTAGCCACTACCGGCGCTTTTAGCTTTATGCAACCTTGGTTATTAAAGGTTGATAAATGGGCTGAAGACAAGCTTGGTATAGACCTGATTAAACAAGATAAGAAATTCCATGAGAAATTTCCACTTGTTTCAGAGCGCATTGCCAAATTGGAGAGAGATTCTCACCCTCCTGTTGCTCCAGGTGGGACTACAGAATTAAAAAATGAAATAGCCGAACTCCTAAAAAGAATAGAAAAATTAGAAAAAAATAAGAAGTGATAGAGCTCACAGATGCAGCAATACTTAAGGCGATTGAGAGAACGGCGAATGAAAGCCGAGATGTTATTCGTCTTGGCGTCACTGGTGGCGGGTGTGCTGGTTGGGAGTATGTTATTGGTTACGCTGATAACA